CGCGGCAGACGCTGCCCGAGCCCGGCGCGCGAGATCTGAGCCCGCCAGTCCCGCTGCAGGCCCTGGCCCGCCACCGTCACGGCCCGCTTGATGCCCCGCTCGCCTTCCCGCACCTCCTCGGCGAGAATCCGCTCGAGGTCGCCCTCGACCGTAACCTTGAATTTCACAGCTGGCGCGCCTCCGCCGCCCAGCACAGGCGCTCGCGATCCCGCACCGGATCCGAGCGCACCTCGAACACTTGCCCCTCGATCTCGAAGGTATCCCCCGCCTCGAGCACCGGCACATCGGACACGCGAACGTCGATAAAGACCGTGTCCGTCACGTACCGGCCCTCTCCCCAATCGGCCATCCGGTCCGGCGCGCGGAAGATGACGCGCACCAGCGTGCCCGCGCCATTGCCGCCGGCGCGATAGACCGCGTCCCGCGCCACATGCGGATCCGCGAAAATCGCATTGATGCCGGCGGCAAAGGCATTCATGACAGCCCCCAATTAGGCCGTTGCCGGATCCACGGCGGTGCCGAGACCGCCAACGCCATTAAGGCGGACCTTGCCGACCGTCTCCGTGGCGCTACTGCCCACCGCCTCAACAGCGATGCCGAGCAGAACGTTGTCCTCGGGATCGGTCGTGCACTGCTTGTTGCCGGCGTCCCAATAGACAGCCGCACCAACGGTCCAAGCCTGGGAACCGGCCTTCGGCAGAGCGTAGACGCCCGTGAGCTTCACCGGGCCGGACTGCCCATCCTTGATGTCATTGACCGCAACACCAGCGATGGTGCCGATCACCACCACGTCGCCAGAAGCGACATCAGCGCCGGACGGCGTATATTCGATGACGTCCCCTGCAGCGATGTAATTCTTCATCGGATTAGCTCCTCATAGCCGCGTGAAAGGAAGCGGGCGGACCATCGGCCCGCCCGCAGCTCGTCGTGCTGCCCTTAATTGCTCGGAGCAGCGCCCGGATTCTTGTAGAGGCCGCGCCAGTCGATGGCGGCCGCCGCGAAGTCAAGGCGAGCCTTGATTTCGACGCCATCCACCTCGAAACCATTGCGGGTCTCGGTGTAGACGCCTTCCTGGCCGTCCAGGTAGGCATACTCCACGGTGTCGACGATGTTCGGATTGGCCGCGAGGAACCATGGCGCCTGGCCGTTCGACGGGAACAGGCGGCGCTCCTCGACCACCTGCAGCCGGCCGGCGTAGACGTTGACGTCCTCCGTGCTGCTCGGCGTGGTGGCGGTGAGGATCTTGCGAGCCTCGAGCGCGCGCTGGCCGGGCGGAACGATGATGAACTCCGGCCAGACGTCGATCGGCTCACCGTCGATGCCCGTCTGCTTGGCGAATGCCTCGAACGCAGCGGTCAGGCCCGCCTCGTCGATCACCGCAGCGCTGCCGGAATTGCCGTGATCCGCACTGAACAACTGCTTGCCATCCGACATCGTCGGATTGTTGATGAGGATGGCATAGACCACGTCGCCTTCGAGCTGCGCGGCGCGGGCGCCGAACGCGGACGCAACGCGGGTAAAGGCACCCAGATCATCGTTGATGAGCATCTGCCGCGTGAAGGCAACGATCTTGCCGTAGGTGGCCAGCGCGTAGGTTTCCTTGGCTTCGCCAAAGGTGCCGTACTTAAACTCAGCGCCCTCGAGCACCTTCTCGAGCGCCGGCGCGGTGCCCACCTGCACGCGGTCGACTGGACGGAAGTCCGTGAGCGTCACGCGGCGCGCCCAGGCCGTGAAGGTCCGCGGCGTGGTCTCATAGGCCCGACGCAGCGTGATGTTGCCGACATTCGCAAGCACCGCCGGGAAGTCGCCCGTGGCGTGATAGCCAGCGGAGCGCACCTGCACCTGGCCCAGCGCCTTCTCGGCGATCTCCATGCGGACCATGCCGCGCGTGTTGACGCCCGAGCGCTCGAGAGCCTGCCGCGCCAGCTCCATCAGCGACATGCCCCGGAACTCGCGGGCATCGTTGGTCAGCTCGACGCCCGGCGTGCCAGCGCGATGCAGGAGCGCATTCGTGAGCGCGTTCCGGTACTCCACGCCCGAGCGCTCATCGCGTGCCATCGCCGGCACGGGCTCGGCCCGGCGGCCGCCCAGCGGATCCCGCTCGGCGATCTTGTCGAGGATTGCCGCGCGCGCCTGCTCAATGCCGACGCCACGCTGAATAAGGTCATCGCGGAAGGCATCGTCGAGCCCATGGCGTGCGCACAGGCTGGTGATGGTCGAGACGCGGTTGCGCTCCTCAGCACGGACCGCTTCCACGTCCACCGCCGGCGAATCTGCCGGCTCGCTGGCCGCAGGCGCCGCCGGAGCGCCACGGACCTCCACGTCCGCATCTTCGCGGCGCTCCTTATCGGCCGCCGCCTGATCCTTCTTTCCAGACATTGTCTGCTCCTTTTCCACATTAGCCGCGGCGGGCGCGGCGCCATCGTCCTGCCGGATCAGGACACACGGATTCAGCGCCGGCGGCTGGTCATTGCCCTTGCCAGACCGCACGGACGCTCCCGGATCGGCCGGAATGGGCACGGCCGAAATTTCCAGAGGCTCCCAATCGACAGCGCGCCACAGCTCGCGCTGCCCCTCCCGCTTCTCGATCTCGTACTTGTGGACGCGATAGCCGACGCTCACGAAACGCAGCGTCTTCTCGAGGATGCGATGCACTATCCCCTGTACATCCTCCGCGCTCGTAAGCTGGATGGTGGCGTAGCCCTTCCCGCTCTCGAGGCGGACGGAGCCCGGCACGACCGAGCCGATCACGCTTCCGGCATCCCATGCCCAATGCGCATTCAAGAACGGCGCGCCGGAATTGAGCCGCTCGAGGCGCACCGAATTGTCGGAAACGACCAGCTCCTCGTCGTATTCGACCGCATCCCAGCCTTCCCAGCGCACGCGCTGCACGGTCGCCCCGGTGGTCCACACCACCTCGATGGTGCGCTTTTCCAGGTCGATGGAATCCGCACGCACCTCGGCGGCCCGCCCCATCATGGGCAGGTCCATCATCTTCTCAGGCATGTCTGCAAACCCCTATTCTTCGCCGCCGCTTGCGGGAGCGGCCTCGCCCGTGTCACCGTCGACGGTGAGCGGATCCCTGTTTTGCGCGAGACCCTGATCCGTCACCCGGCGCGGATCGCATGCCACCGCCAGGCCGAGGCGCTCGGCCTCCCGGATATATTCGGCCTGCTCCTCGAGGATGGCGCGCCAGTCATAGCCGCGCTTCGCCGCCATCTCCGGTCCCGACGAGAAGCCGGCCCGCACTTCGAGCAGATCGGTCTGCGCGTCCTGCCAGGGATTGACCGACTCGAACCGCGGCGGAGACCACTCGGCGGGAACCTCCGCGGTCGGAATGAGCCCAGCGGTGAAGGCCGCTTCGATGAACCAGCCCCAGATCCGGTCCAGCAGCATCGGAATCACGGTCTGCCACTGCACCTGCTCGACCATCCGCCGGAATTCATTGAGGCCCGCGCGACTCGAGGAAAAATTCGCCTGCGACAGGTCCCCGGTCATTAGCGCGTAGGGAACGCGGAAACCCGCCGCGATGATGTGCATTTGCACAAGATTCCATTCGCGGATCCCCGGCGTGGCGGACGGCGAATTGAACTTAATATCCTTGCCGCCCCGCGCATAGGCGATAAGGCCCGGCTCGAACTGCTCGATCGTCTTGCCCGAGCTATCGACCACGGTCGGCGTCACGCTCATCTGGCCTTCCTCGTCGCCGATGACGACACCAACCAGGCATGACTCCGTCTTTTTGCGGACCATCTCCGCCAGCTGCCAGTCGCCCAGATCCCGCAAGGCTGTCATGGCAGGCGCACCCCACGGCACGCCGCGCGACTGCACGCGCTGCCGCTCGAACAGATGCGCGACCATGTCCACCGGCACACGCACCGACTCATTGCGCGGCGAGAGCATAAGCAGCCGATCGCCGGGATGCTCCCGGAACATCCAATAAGCGACCCGCCGGCCTTGCTCGTCGTACTCAATGCCCTGTTTGATGCGACGGCCGGAAACCTCCTCAAGCCACTTCGAGTCGTCGAGATGATCGGCCTCCCGCAGCTCGATCTGCAGCGGCACGCCGCCCCTCGCTTCCGACGCCCGGAGCGGCCGCTTGATGGCGAATAGGTCGCCGCCCTCGATCATTTCCCGCACCGCCAGCACCTGCAGGCCATAGAAATCCGTATGGCCGTGGGCATCGCAGCGCTTCGACCACTGCTCGAACAGACGGTCGACGCGCCTGTTGACCGCCTTATTGCCGGAGGCCGCGCGCGGCCGGATGCCGTAACCCACAATGTTGTTGACGAGCACCTGCACCGCCTGCGCCGCTAGCGCGTTGTTGCGCACGAGATCCCGCATGCGGTCGCGCAGGAGCGCGCCGGCGGCCGCAATCTCCGCATCCGCCGCCGTGCTTGCCGTGCGCCAGCCGGCCGTGAGACGGCTCTTTTGCGCGCCTTCATAGGCCCGCCGAAGATTGGCGATCGACACGCGCGCCGCATAGCGCTTCGCCGCCGCGCGAGGCGCAACCGCCGCCAGGGCACGATCCATCAACCCCCAGCGGACACCGCTGTGGTTCTGGCCAGCCTTTGCCATGTCCGATCAGCCCCTCGAAAACCGCACGAATCCCGCCACCGGGCGCTTGTCCTGGCCCGTACCGGCCAGCTCCGCCTCGATGGTGGCAATAATTTCCTTCATTTCCCGCAGCGACCGGTAGGTGACGCGCTTCCCGTCATAGTCGACCGTGAGCGTCCCCGAGGCGAACGCCTCCTTGATCGCATTGAGCTGCGCTTGCGTGTACGCCATTAAAACCAGCTCCCTCGTGGCCGCCCGCCCAGCCAGGACGACTCCCGGCGGGCCGCGGCTTGCGCCGGACGATTCCGCACGCCGGCAGGCGTCCCCTTGCGGCCAGCGTCGATTTGCGCCTCCAATTCCTCCCACCGCCGGTCATCCCAGCGGTCGATCCCCATGAGCCAGGCGGCGGCCCGCGCATACACCCGGCAGTCGAGCGCCTCGTTCCGATCCCGGATCTTCTGCCACTCGAGCTTTTGATAGCCCTGCTTCGTCTTGATCGAGACGAGCTGCTCGGCGGTAAGCTGCTTGAGCCATTCCGCCGTCACGCCGCCGCGCGGGATATGGATGTAGCCCGCCGGGAACGACGCCCCGTCCTCCAGCTCCTCGTCTGTCGGGCGCGACAAGCGCAGAAAGCGGTAGGTCTCCGACTTGAAAACCGCGCCGACCACATTCCACAGCTGCACGCCGCGCTTGATCTTGCGGCCGCCTTCCGACACGTCGACGTAGGACGGGCCGTCCACCGGCATGGACCGATCGAAGCCGCCGCGGCCCTTGACTGCCAGCACCTGCCCGCGCCCCATCCGGCGCACCCAGCCATAGATGGCGTCGGTATAAAGGCCGTCGCCCGTATCCACCGCCAGCCGGGCAAGCCTCATTTCCGCGCCCGACACGTGCGGCCACGACCGCCCGAGCAGGTCCGTCAGATCCTCCCAGACTTCCGGCCGCGCCACGTCGCCATCGAGCACGATGTGGTCGACCAGCCAGGACTCGAGATTCCGGCCCCAGCCCCAGACGTCGATCTCGATGCGGTCCCGCTGCACGTCCGCCCCGGCGGTAAGCACGAGCACTCCCTCGGGCACCTGCCCGAGGTTCCAATCCTCGCGGCGCTCATACAGGCGCTCCCAATCCGGCGCCTCGCCCTTCTCCTGCCAGGTCTCGCCCAGCACCGTGTTCTTTAGCGTCTTGAGCGCCGCGTCGTTGCCCTGCGCCGCTTCCCAATCCCGGGCGATATCCTCCCAGGAAAGCCACCCCAGCGGCGAATAGAGCCCCGAGATGTGGAAGCCGACCACGCCGGCCTTGCGAGCCGCCGCGGCGATATCCTCCGGCGCCGTCGCGATCCACCGCGCGCCGTTGGCCTCGTCCATCATCCAGGTCTTATAGCGCTCGGCGATTTCCGCTTCGCAGTGCTCGCACACGTAGCGGACCGTCTCCGGCCGGCCCCATTCCCAGCGCAGCTGCTCGAATTTCAGCCACTGCAGCGCGCCGCACTCCGGGCACGGCACGTGATAGCGCCGCTGGTCGCTCAACTCCCACTCCCGCTCAATGCGCGACATCCCCCTGATCGTCGGCGTCGAGGCAAGGAAGATCTTTGCCCGATGGCCGAAGGAGATCGTGCGCGCCTCCGCCAGAGCGATGGGATCGCCTTCCCCGTCGACGTCGCCGGGATAGGCGTCCACCTCATCCAGAAACACCCACCGCGCGGGCATCGACCGCAGGCCCACCGCGCTATTCGCGCCGGTCAAGACGAGCTGACCGCCCGGAAAGCGCTTCGCCAGAATCGTATTGCCCGAGTCCCTCGAGCGCGACGGCATCACGAGATCCCGCAGCGCCGGCGACTCCTCGATCAGCGGATCGATGCGCTGCTGCGAGAGGCGCTTTGCCAAGTCGACGGTCGGCTGCACCGCCAGGAATGGACCCGGCGCCCTGTGCATGCAGTAGCCGACCCAATTATTGCCGGCCTCGGTGGCGCCCACCTGCGCCGCCTTCATGAAGATGACGCGCCGCGCCGGATCACTCGGCGAGAGCGCGTCCATGATGGCGCGCATGTAAGGCGTCCGCGCCGTCCGGTACGGGCCCGCCTCGGAGGCGCCGCGAGACGACAGGATCCGGTGATGGTCCGCCCATTGCGAGACGGTCAGCGCCGGATCCGGAGCGAGCCCGGCGAGCCAGGCCCGCCGAATCTCGTCGGCACCTTCAAACGCTTCAACGAAGCTCAATCTTGACCTCGGCCAGCTCGGAGAGGTGCTGGCGGAGATACTTGTCGAGCACCTGCTCCATGGCGTGCGCGTCAACGCCCAGCTCCGCCGCCATGTTCGCCGCGACCCGCGGCGGCCAATTCAGCCAGGCGTCCCGCTCGCGCCGCGCCAGATCAAACACCATCGTGGTCGCCTTCGCGCGGTCGACAAGCTCTCCCTTCATCTTCTGCAGGCGGACCCGGGCCGTCTGCGCTTTCAGGACCTCGTTCGCCATCCGGGCGCGAAGGAATGACACCTGCCCGCCTTCGCCGGGCTCCGCCGCGCCCGTATCCCGAAGCGTGTCATTGACGGCATCAATGGCCGCCTGCGGCACGGGCTTTGTGCCGGCCTCCGGCTTTTTCACCGAGGCCGTTGCCGCCGCCGTCTCCACGCCGAGGCGCTGGGAATGCTTGCCGCGCTGCTTGGCCGGGTCCGTCTGGCTATCCCACTGCGCATCCGCCTTCTCCGGATCAATGGTGCCATCCGGCTCGAGCGTAATCCGCCCGGTGGCCAGAGCCTTCCGGACGGCAGCCTCAGAGACGCCACGGTGCGCCGCATATGCCCGCCGTGACAATCCCATGCGCGCCCTCACTCCCCATTCCTAACCAGCGTCAAAGCGCTGGTTTTCATCGCATTTCTGCGTTTTACCGCTTGCCATCGTCGCAAATTTGCGATACATATTCAGTTGTAAGAACAACGGAGAACCACCATGAGCACAGTTGCCGAACAGATCGACATCAAGGCCGGTATGCACGACATGGTCGCCTTTCGCCTCGAGGGGAAAAGCAAGTGGCATGTCGCCCGCTGGAACCCGCGCGAAGGCCGCTACGAATACTTCACCAAGGCCCCGGTTGAGCGCCCCACGACCTGCGTTTGGGGGCGGTCTTTGCCGGCCCTTGCCAGCGAAGGGATCCCGGCTTTCACGAAGCAGACCGCTCTCCACCGCGCCAAGGCGGGCATCTATTGGGGCTAACCAGACTGGCGGCGCGCCAAGCGCCGCCTTACAAGCCACAGGAGGAACGACAATGGCTAGCAAGATCTACCAGAGCGACGTCTACACCGCGTCGGGCTGCTGCGGCGAGTACGTCGAGGTCACACGCCGCGACGGACGCATCGTGGCGCGTACCGTGAAGCTCTTCACGCACGGCCCGGATCAAGTCGGGAAGTGGAGGCCGGCAACCGAATACGACATCGACCGCGCCCGCGCCCCGCTGGCGTGGCGCGATGAGGCCGCTAGCGCCGATTGGTGACGGACCGAAGATGGCGGCGCACTAAGCAGCCGCCACATGGGGGCTGCCATGCTTCACGACATCGCCAGCATGATCGCCATCCTGCTTTTCACCGCCGGCGCCGCGATAGCCGCCATCGCCCTCGCGTCGGCCCAGCTTCCGGTGTGACGCCATGACCGCCGACGAATTCAACAGAGCCACCATCGAGCTGGGCGGATCCCGCGCCGAGCTGTGCCGCCAGCTTGGCCTGTCACTCAACACCGGCACGGCCTACGCCATGGGCCGCGCCAAAATCCCGCGCTATATCGCCCTCGCGATCGCCGCGCTCCTGGCCGGGCTGCCGCCCTACGGCAGCGAGCCCGAGAAATCGGCTCCCCGGCGCTAGCCGAGCAGATCCGAGAGATCCGCCAGCGAGAACGCCATATCCGCCATCTTCACCCGGCCCGCCTCCTTGCGGGCCGGTTTGATTCCGGGCTCCTTCTGCCGCTCGTCCTTCCGCGTCTCCGCCTCCTCGGGATTAGCGAGGTAGCGGTCATATACGGCATGGATGATGGCCCGATTGTCCTGCGTCCGGCCCGCCTCATCCCAGAGCGCGTCGAACCAGCGCTGATAAAAGGCGGCCATTTCCTCGTCGACGTCGATGTCGAACTGCTCCGTGCGCAGGTTCTTGTTCAGGTTCATGCTCGAGCGCATCACGGCGCTGCCGCGCTCGCCAGAGACGATAACCACCTTCGCGTGGACCGAGCAGCACCGGAATGCGTCGACGCCCAGCACCTCGATCAGCGGCCCCGCATACTTTGGCGACTTTTCGAAGGTGCCGCGGTCGAGCAGCATCCGAATGTCCGTAATGCGCCCTCGCACGCGGATATCCCGCGCCCGCTTCACGTCATAGATGCCAGTCGTCCAGGTCGAGATCCGGACCGCCGCCGGCCCCAGCTCGTCGACCATGTGCTCCATGGCGTCGATGGCGGAAAACTGCCCCGCCGTGACGCCGGTCACCCGAACGCCCGGATAAAGCCGGCCGATGACGCGCGCCGCCGTTCCCGTTCGGCTTGCCACCTTCCGCACCTTGCTGGTGGCATAGCGCAGTGCCCGCGGACGCTCCGCCATCACCACACCGCCAGCAATGCCGAGCGATGCTGATCCGCCAGCGACAGGATCGCCTCGCTGAGACGCAGCTCGTCCGTCCTGCGGTCCAGGCACCAAAGCCACTCGATCGCAAACGCGACGGCATCGACCACCGCAACCTGCTTGCGCACATCCGGCGTCGGCACCGGGATGCCGAGCGCGCCACAGATGGCAATATCCCAGCGCTCCTGCAGCTCCCGGAGCCGCCGCATTCCGATAGCCTTTTGCACCGGCGTCGCGATATCGCCGGTCGCGTATTCGTGGTCGTCGTGGTGCTCCGCCCACTGCACGACCTGCGGCGCATAGCCGATCCGCGACGCCAGCACGCCGCAAAGCCGCTGGTGCTGCGCGACCGTCAGCGCGTCCGGATGACCGGAAAACCGCCGCATGTTCGCCAGGCGGTAGCGCATGAACTCGACGTCGACGTCCTCCGGCCGCGGAAACGCCACGTCCGGCACCAGGACCGAGCCCAGATAGAACGGCGTCATGCGGCCTCCTTCTGCACCGCCTCGACCGCCTCGAACGTCCGGCCGTCGCCCTCAAGCACCGGCTGGATGCCGCAATACTCAATGAACCGTTTGCAGATGACGTCGACGAACTTCGCGTCCAGCTCCATAAGCCGCGCCTTGCGGCCGAGGCCATGGCAGGCGATCAGCGTCGAGCCAGAGCCCCCGAAGGGATCGAGCACCAGGTCGCCGCGCTTGGTCGAATTCTCCAGCATCTCGACGATGAGGCCCACCGGCTTCATC